CCATCGATCTTGCGGTCTGGCATGCCAATGGGCGAGCCCAAGCGCACCAGCGCATCGTCGACTTCACTGAACTGCTGGGGTGTTACACGGGTTGGCAGCACCAGCTCGTAGGCCGCGCCTGTGCCAGACTTGGTCTCGTCGCCCCACAGGTTGAGGGTCTCTGGCAGGTCAGCGCTGAAGTAGGGCAGGCGCGACCTGTACTTGTTGAAGGCTTCCACAAAGCCGCGCACGCCCATGGGCAGATCGGGGCTGGCGCGGGTGTCACGGTTGGTCGGGTCAGACAGGCGCTCGATGCCAGCCAGCATTGAGCTGTAAGCGCCAATAGGTGAGCCGCCGATCACAAAGCCACCGAACTGCTTGACCAGCCCATCGACAATCTTCTTGCCGTCAACCTGACCCTGCTGGTTTGTGCCAATCAGCTTGGCCACATCGGCCACACCGGCAAGGTAGGGCTGCTCTTTGAGGAACTCATACAGACCGTAGGTTCCACCAAGGAATACTTCCTCGATCTTGCTGGCATCGGGCTCATGCCTTGCATACTCAGCGTAGTCGGCAGCGATGGCCATCATTGCAGATACCGGCTCCATGCCGTTGTAGCTGTAGTACTTGTCGCCAATCTTGAGCGAGTAGGGTTGCCAGCCGTCACGCATTAAAGCCTCACGGTCAGCCTTGCGCGATGGGCCGCGCCCAGTGATGCTGCCTTCAGCAGACATGGCGGCAAAGGTGGCCAGCACAGCAGAGCCAAGCGTTACCTTGGCCAAGGCCATGTCGCGGTACACGCCGCCCTTGGCGATCTCCTCGCGCCACTGGGATGACAGCGGGGCAAACGGGGTGCGCTCAATAACCTGCAAACCAATGTTGGCAGGGGTCTTGAAGAACGGCACGATCACCTTGAGTGCCGGGTGGTTGAAGGTTTGCTGCAAGCTCTTGAGCGCTGGCGGCAGCTCGGCTGTGAATGTGCCCTTCTGGGCAAACAAGGCTGCGGCTTCATCCAGATCGCGGGGTGGGTTCTGGAACAGGCTGACCGCCTCGGCTTCAGCCTTGGCCAGCGCGTCAGCTTCCGGCATGCCAGAGTCCAGCGCATCGCGGTAGACCGACTTGCTGCGGCGGGTGATCTGGGTGTTGAGCTCCATGCGGTACAGCACGCCCTTGAAGAACTCGTCTTCGGCCATGAGCATTCTGCCGGGCAGGGTCACGGCTGTGCCGTAGTAGTCGATGGCCTTGCCCAGCCACTTGTCTTGCTCAATGCCAAACGCAGCCGAGCTGATTGATGGCAACTCCCCACCGCGCTGCGCCTCGATCTTGCTCATCAGGTCATTGGGCTGATTCTTTTTGAATGCAGTGCTGGCCAGATCAAAGCCTTCCACCAGACCATTGCGAAGCGACTGGATCATTGTCAGCGCTTCGTCGTAGGCGATCTTGTCATCAGCAGAACCGGGCAGAAGGTCACCCCACTTGACAACAAGGTCTGGCATCCGGCCTTCGCGCACAGCTTTTGGCAAGAAGTTTGAATACATTGATGCCATCAAACGCTCTGGGATCTGATACAGGCCAAACATGGTGTTTGACACTACGTTCTTGGCGTGCGACACAGGGCTGGACAGCAAGCCGTTGATGTAGGTGGTGAACCAGACATCCTTCAAGCCTGACATGGTTGACTTCTCGACCATGGCATTGCGAGCAGCACGCGACTCTATAGTCAGGTAGGACTTGGCCATGTCAGACAAGGCTGCGTCACCGCCGTACTCGTCAATCACTTGGCGCACAACAGCAGCATTGCCATCGCGGGGAATACGAAAGACAGCCAGCGATCTGGCGGTTTCGGTTTGAATGCCCTTGACACCGCGCTGGATCAGGCCGTGGAAGGCGATCTGTTGGCGCAGCACCAGCTTGTCAACGTCAGTGGCATTGCCACTGTCAACCAGCTTGAACAGGCGGTCCAACTCATTGGCGCTGGACTCCAGCACCTCAAGCGCTTTGTAGGTCTCGACGGCGTTGGCCATCATCTTGTTGTCACTGCCGATCAGCCGGGACAGAAAACCCTCACTGATGCCAGACTCAGCAGCCTTGGCCTTGATCTCATCAAAGGTCACCGCCTTGGTGCGGATGTTCAGCGCATCAGCCACGCCACCAATGATGGCTGCGGCATCTTCGGTCTGATAGCGGGACAGGTTGAACGGCTCATCAGGCACGCCGCCGGGCTTGCCTTCGGTGATGCCAAATGTCTGACGGCGACTGACAGCGCGGCCAACTTCCTCGGTCAGGTTTTGACTGGCTTCTGGGATGACCTTGAACCGGCCAGCCTTGGCCGCATCAGGCAGCTCGTCGGGCAGGGCGCGTGCAGCATCTGGTATCAAATTGCGCTCGGCCTTGGTGGCTTGGCGGGTGATCAGCTTGCGGATGGCCGCATCGGCTGGGCCAGCGACTTGGATACCTTCCTCCATGCTTGGTGTGCCGGGTTCGGCAGTCAATGGCATCTCGGTGTCAGCGGCTTCAGCCGCCCCGGGCATCGGTTCTAATGGAATATCTTCAGCAGGTATGCTTGATGCAGCACCCGGCAGAATCTGGCCAAGTCGTTGTTCAAGAGGCTTTTGTTCGATGGCCATCAATTAGCTCCAGAAGTGCGAGCCTGACGGCTACGCTTTATGCTTGACGAATTTCCTGTGGAAGCTCCGCTTCGTTCTCCGCTCCCCATTCCTCCGGCAGTCCCTCCGGGTATGCCAGACCCAGATAGTTGTCCCGAGTCAATGGGAGCTGGTACTGCTTGAGCAGGTTCAGAACGTAGTCCGGCTCGCTCCCACTCTGGGGCATTGATTCCACCTGCTGTGTTGAAGACTTCATTGCGTGCCTCGTCCTGTGAGATTTTGCCTTTGCGGTATTGTAGCCAAATGCCGTCAATTTTGTCAGCATTTGCTGCGTTTTTGAACGTGTCTGGGAACAGGCCGCGCACAGCTTCCCATGTGATTGACTGCATTTCGCGTGGCAAAACACCGCGCTCTTGAGCCGCTCGGCGGTAGGCTTCAGCGTACAGCCCATAGGTTCCCTGAACGCCAGTGATTGAGCTGTTTGCTGGGCCTACTTCACCCTTGACGTTTGACCCAAAATTGTGAGCTACTTCTCTGCTGTTGCCTGAGAGTGGGCGCAATAGACCAGCAGCCACCGCATGGGTGTCAATGGTTACCGCTCCGGATGGGTCATTGGGGGCATAGATGTTGTTGTAGAAGTTGCGCACCTTGTGCATCGTGCCAAGGTTGTTGCTGATATTGACCTTGGATGGGTCTTCCAAAATCACAATGGCTTTGCCGATTTCGTTCAATGATCCCCAGCCAGTCTTGGTAGGAGTCTTGTTGTCAGCATTCAAACGGATGCCAGAGAATTCACCTTCGGGTGTCACGATCTGGTGCTCGCGTGGCAAATATGCTTGGTCGTATGTGCGCAGCCACATTGCCTTCAAGCCGGGATCGGTAATCTCTGACAAGCTTTTGCCGCGAATGTCTTTGACCATTTGCGCATACTGAGGCTTGGCCCAAATGATCTTGGCCGTCTCATCCATGCCAGCGTCCCATTTGAATGCCTGCTGCTTGCTGGTGATGTCGAGCACCCGCTGGCCAAGCGACACATTCATGAACCAATCTTTCTGTGGCGACAACACAGCCAGCACGCCAGAGACAGCTTGGTCTGGCACTTGATACTCATCAGCCCACTTGCTGGTGATGTTGCGAGCACCGTCATACCAGAGCTTGCTTCGGACTCGCGTTTGCTCTGGCACTTTGTCGTAGAGATACAGCAAGTTGCTTGTCACTTCATTAATGAAGTCTTCAGCTTGTTTCTCAGGGTTGCGAGCTTTTGATGCGAAATTGGGGTACTGCTTGATCAGCCCAACATTGTGGTTGAAGGCTTCTGGGTCAGTCTTCGCTGCCTGCAAATCAATGACTAGATTGTTGGCCAAAGGATCTTCTGTAGCCTTCACCGCTGTTGGCAGTCGCGTGCTCACGACATTCGGGCCAGACTCCACAATGTTCAAACCGCGCACTGGTGTACCCAGTTTTTCAGCACCTTGGATGATCATCTCTGCAGCTTTTGGCACAAGAGGCTTGGCTGCCTTTATCGTGCTGGCAGCGCCCGGCACAAGGCCCAAAGCAGCACCACCAGTTTGCAATGCGGCTGTTCCATATTCGCCTCTCTTTGCAGACTCATATGCGTCACCAAGCAGAAGGCCAGACTCTTCTAATTGCATTCCAGTGCCAAGATAAGGCGCAAAGTCTGCAAAGCCAATATCAAATGGCAGGTTGCTGCTGGGACCACCAATTAATGTCTGAGCATTCTTGCGAGCCTTGTATTGATCCATGCCCAAGTTCACAAAGCTAGATTGCAAATAGTCAGCCAAGCGCTGACGCACAGTTGGCTCAAATGCTTTCATCTCTGCCGGTGGTACGGCATTGAGCTGGGCCTGCCGTGGGCTGAAGCCCTCGTAAGAGCCGCGACCAGCGCCAGCCTCGGCCAGCATGATGTCACCCTCTTGTCTGCCGGGCATGGCCTGCTCTGGCATTGCAGGCTCTACAGGCATGTCAGGGAATTGGACAGCGGTCAGGGCCGACAGGTACTTGTCTTCAATTGAGCTGTAGGCCATTATTGTTCTCCATTCGCTTGTCGCAGCAGTTGCTTGATGCGGTTGACCTCTTGCAGCTTTTTCTTGTCAGTGCCTGCTTTGCGCTCAAGAGCTGGCAGCGTGTTGCTATTGATTGGCCCATTGACCCACTCCAACTTCTCAAACACTTCCAGCGACTTCCTTGCCGCCTTGGCTGATTCGGTGTTGCGAGTCTTGGCGATGTTGTCTTCCAACTGAGTCAGGATCTGGCGCGGTGTCAACGTCTTGCCTTCGGCCGCCGCTGCGGCTTGGATCTGCAAAGCCTGTGATTGGAGCTGGGTGCGGCGCTTGAACTCCTCGCCCTTGGGGTCGATCACCACCACGCTGCCGGGGATCACAGGGATGCCAGACAATTGGGAGATGCCGCGATCAAGCTCTGAGCTGTCACGCCGGTCTTCGCTTTGCAGTAGCTTCAGAGCTGTCACAGCGTCCTTGCCAGTGATGCCTTTGCCGACCAGTCCCCAGATCTGGGATGGTTGGGTGATGGTGTTGTTGTAGATGCCAGCAAGCAAGTTGAAGTTGACGGCAGCGTTGCCTTCACCGCTTGGGGCCAGCAGGTCTTTGAGCGTACCAATCGGCACAGACCCTTCCGGCAGGGCAGTGAGCTGGGAGAGAAGCTGCTTCTTCTTGGGGCTGCCATCAGGCAGCGGAAAGATCTGCTCAAGCAGGTTGATGGCTTGGGCCTCGCCGTCTTTTTTAATTTGAGCGGCCTTGGCATCAGCGACTGACTTGCGGTTGTTGACGGCCACCATGTAGTTGGCAGTCACCTTGGCCACGGCATCAAAGTCGTTGACAATCATTTGTTGCAGCACTGGGCTCATGTTGCCAAGGTCGCCGCTTCTGAGCTTTTGCAGGGTGCGCTCTGGGTCAACCATGTTCTCGTCGGACATCAATGCCTTGGTCACTGAATTGATCTTGGCTGTGCGCAGCGCGGTTTCAAACTTGGTGCTGTACTCGGTTTGCAAAGCCTTGTCGCCCAACAGCAAAGACTGGTTGAGCACGTTCTTGCGGAACACATCAGCCAACTCATCAATGGATCTGACCTGACCCTTTGCATCAGTCCAGCTACCTTGCGACACAGTAGCTTCCAGCAACCGGACACTGCTGTCAAAGTCAGAGTCGAACTTGGCAATGCGCTGTGACTTGGCTGCCGCAAGCTCGGCCTTATATGCGGCATTGAGCACGGTGTTGCCATGCGTGGCCATGGTGGCCCGGAACTTAATCGAGGCCTCTGGGTCAATGTTGGCCAGCGACTTGGAAAAGCCGTCCGACATGGTCTTGATCTTGTCGCTCACTTGAGCAGATGTAACACTACCATCTTCAACGCCAGCCAGTAACTTGACCAGCTCATTGCGGCCCTCGATCTCAAACTGACCAGAAAGCTCAAGGCTGCGGGCCTTGGCCACAGCTTGGTCAAAGAAATTCATCGAGCTTGTGCTGCTAATCGAAGATGTCTCACCGCGACCACCCATGCCCATAGTCATGCCACCTTTGGCAGATTCGATCTGCTCGGATGTCAGCGGGTTTTGTGCAGCATATTGCAAGCCTTCTTGCTGGCGCATGACACCGGCAGTCTGGAATGCGCTGGCGCTCATGCGGTCAAGAACTTGAGCCAACACATTTGCCGTCTGCGCTTGTTCGCGAGGCCCTACATAGTCAACCTGTTGCTGCTGAACTTGGGCCATCGGCACACCGCCAACAGATCGCAATTGCATTTGTCCTGATTCGATTCTGGTGGCCATGCTTATTTGACTTTCAAATATTCAACGCCACCCTTGAGCAGCGTTGCAGTGGAAAGAATGCCGCCTCTTTTGCGGGCTGCTGCGCCAGCTTGTTCAAACTGACCGGCTTGCCGTTGTGCTGTAAACAAGTTCAAGTAGTTCTGATACTCATTGGATTGCAGCATGGCGCTGGCATCTTCAAAGCCAAGCACCCTTGCAGTCAGCGCATTCAAATCAGAGATGCCGACATCGCGCATGGTTGCTGCCACGTTCTCACGCTGCACAGCTTGGACAGACCCTTCTCCCAGCACCACGCCGCTTGCCGCAGCCCTTGCACGCACAGCAGCATTGGTTGCCCGCATGTTCTTGAGCAGCGTGTTGCCAGCGATGGTGTAATTCTGCGCCTCGATCTCAGCCTTCTTGATGGTGCGCCCAGCTTGAATCGTTGCATACTGCTCGGACATATCCGCACGCACTTCGGCCACAGCCAGCGTGTCACGCGCTTGCAGCAGGTAGCTTGTTTGCTGGTTGATCGCAGCAGCTCTTTGCGCCTCGGCTTCACCGTATGCGCCAATCAGGCCTGCTACTCCAGTCACATCGCCGGGGGTTACTGATGTTGCCATGTCATGTTCCTGAGAAAACAGCCACGCGGTAGTCCAAGCCAAGCAGGTTCATCTTGACCGGCAGATCTTGAGACACCACAATGGATTGCTCGCGGCTGTAACCAAGCACTCCATTTATGCGCTTGATGCCTGTGAATTCTGGGATCGGATCATCCAGCATGGGGTTGTCAAACAATCTGAAGGCCACCGGCTGGTCATTGATGATCAGGTTCTGAGTCTTATTGACCACAGCGCTGATCTCCACAATCCGCTTCTTGAACGACACCCGGCTGCCGGTTTGCAGCTTTACCTCGGCAGGCATGGTCTTCACATAGACAGAGATTGGCAGGCCAACCTCGTAGCTGGTTGTGCTTGCTCTGTCAAAGGTCACAGCGCCGCCACCGCTCACAGTCTCGTTACCTTGTGGTGAGCCATCGCAAATCACGTTCAGCGATTTGGCAATATGGGGCAGGCCGCTTGCGCTGGCTGCTGCACCGCCGACAAATGCGCAGTCGGTGAAATAGTTAAAGCCAAACAGCTCAATGAAGTATCTGTCAACGCTGTTGAATGTTCGCTTGGTCACGGCATAGATCTCATTGACATCAACACCGACATCAAGGAAGCTGCCATCGGTTGTGAACTCAGATGGGCTGGTGACCTGCTGGCTGCGCATGATGCTGAACACAGCCATGCTGCCATCGTCGGTGTTTGTCATCAACAGCAAATCAGCCTCTTCAGTGCTGGATGCCTTGCGCAGGGCAACACGCTGCGGCCCCTTGAGCAAGTGACCAGACAGCAGCGAGATACGCTGGGTGATGTAGGTGAGCTGGGTGTCATTGAAGACAAACTCGTTCAAAGACTTGCCTTGGCGCTGGATGTAGATCGAGCCAGACTCCACCGACTGCACCCGCGTGCCGGGCTTGATGCCATTGCGTGACACGTTCTTGAAGGTAAATGTCAGCGGGGTCACAGGGTCAGTGCCAGCCTGCGGAATAAAGAACTCGCCGCCAGTGGTGAACACTTGGAAGTCACGCGAACTGATGATGTCAGTGATCACGTTCAGATCGTTGGTGTCCAGTGTCGCCTCGACAGCATCGTCATCCAGCGACTCAGTTGGAACGAAGTCAAAGAACAATCCGATCTTGGAACCCCAGATGGTCGATGGGCGTGATTTGCTGCCGCCAAAGTACAAACGGCCCTCATGGAAGGTCACGGTGCGCGGCCAGCCTTTACCGGCAGACCACACATCAACGTAGCCGGTCTCAAGCTCCCAACCAGCAGATGCCACCACAGAGGTGTCAAAGAATGGGTACTCAGTGATGGCCTTGACCACAGTAGCGCTGACGTACTCAACAATGCGAGCCCGGCCTTGGGTGTTGACGTTGACGTACTGGTTGACATTGCCTGCCGAAAACACGCCAGCAGACGCGGTCAATGTGACGTTGCCAGACACGGCGCTTGGTGTCAGGGTTGCCGCTGGGTTGGTTGCCGCCAAAGTGAATGCATATTTTGGAATGCTGTCAAACGTGATTGATGTGGCCGTCCACGCTGTGTCGCTGGTTCGCGTAATGCGCACCGGCTGCAAGTCAGGGTGGACAACGATCAACGTGTCGGCAGACTGGGTCCAGCACATGTCATCAACAATGTCGCTGGTGATTGATGTGGTCAGGTAGTTGTTGCCAGTGCCATTGATGTTGGCCACCACAGCGCCGTTTTTGATCACAGTCATGCGGTTGTGCGTGAAGCACAGCATGTAGCTGTCGGCCACCGAGAACTGGAACGACACCAACCGCACGCCAGCGCCAGCGCTAGAAGCTCCAGCAGAGGCGTTTGGCAGCTCGAATACATGCTTTGTGCCGGGTCTACGGCGAAGGCCACCCTGCGGCTGGATCAGCACGTTGGTGGCTTTGGCCAGCGCATTGTTGTAGGCGGTCAGGTCAACCCGCGCACGAAGCAAAGGGTCAAGCTCGCCTGTCGCAAAGTTGGTGGTGAACTCTACAAAGCGTGGCATGATTAAGACTTCTCCCTATAACGTTTCCACGCACTTGTTCTACATGTTCTGCAGCCTCTATTGCCTTTCCACTCATAAACATTTTCTGATGTTAATGAATGGCCATTGACGCATTCAGCTTTTCGCTTTCGTGGCTTTTGTGCTTTTATATTTACGCTATGCGTCACAGCTTCAAGATGAGCAGGGTTTACGCATATGCGGTTGTTGCAAACATGGTGAACATCGTAAGAGTCAGGAATAGCTCCGTTAAATGAAATATGCGATGCACGATGAGCGCCCATGCGCTTGCCTTGGTAACTGATATTTCCATAACCAGCAGAGTTTGGCGCAAATGTCCACAGCCAGCATCCGCTCAATGGCTCTGCAACGCTTCTTTCTTGAATAAGCGTTTGTAGCGATTTATTGTGCGCTTTCAATTTCGCACCGCCACAAGGGTGTAATCCTCAATTACGCGCACAGGGTTGTTCTGGCCATCGATCTGGGCAGCAGTGCGGAAGTACCCGCCACGGCCATTCTCAGAGATGTCGCCGGTCGCCACGCGCTGCCACTTGGCAGACTTGTCCTGTTGCTCGGTAATAGTCTCGGCAATGTGCCAAGCGACCATGTACTTCATGAGCTGCACAAAGTATTGGGGCATCGCGTACTCAGGCACGCTGAACTGGTAGTCAATGAAGACGCTGGTCAGGTTGGTGAGCAGCTTGTCGCCTTGGATCTCCCAGTCTTTTTGGACCGGGCTGCCGGGGTTGGCGCTGTTGTACACAGCTCGCGGGTTGGATAGCTTGTCGCCGGGTAGCTGGTACTCGTAGCGCCAAACAGTTGTTGGGGTGGTGATGAGTTGTGCAAGCTGCACCTTCTTCATCGAAAAGCTCCATGGGTACATGGACAGGGTGGAATCACGAATGTCTGGGTAGAGTCGGTCGCACACGCTTGACTCGTCAGTGCCATCGTTAAAAGACGAAATTGCCTTCGCTCCAATCAGAAGCAAGGCATCAGAGCAGATTGATACACCAGTGTCACCAGCAGCCATTTGAACCTCTCAATGTGAGAAAGGCCAACCTCCGCTAATGGCAGAAGTTGGCCTCTTTACAGCAGACCCGATTTAGTCGGTATCTGTTGCGCTTAC